GCTCTTTACAGCGTATGAATAATCTTCATAAGATTCTTTTTTGCTGGATAACACAGGCCAGATGAAAGATAGTAGTGCATCCATCCCTAAAGCTTGCCAGACTGTAATTTTACCAACTGGGACAATCGTTGTGATAATTTCATTCCATCCATACTGAACCACAAATGGCGATACAACGATTACAAATACTGCTCCTAAAATAATTCCTAGTTTTTTCATTTTATAAATCCTCCTCTTTGACGAAAGTACCATCAATCCAACGACCCTTGCGGCATTTGATTTCTTGGTAAGCCAGTTCAAAACATTCTTCAAAGTTATAACCGAGTGCAGTACTGATTGATTTTAGCCAGCCGATTATACGTCCTAGATGTAATTTAGGAATATCCTTAGCACAAAAATCTTGATAAACTTGAAATTCGCTTATATTTTTATTTAAGAAACTAAAACATGTCATCACATCTTTATCGATTTCTAATGTTTTAAAAATCTCTTTCACATCTACTTTAATTAATAACGCCAACCCGACAATCACGACTGCGCAATCTCCGATACTATCCTTGGTCAGCTTCTCATTCTTCTTGAGATAGCCTGCGCATAACTCACCGAACTCTTCGCTAAGTTTTAGTGACTGCTTGTCTAGTCGTCCACCGTTTTCAAGGTCACGGTCTATAAACCATTGTTTTACATTTTCTAGTGTGTTCATGCTAACTCCTATCTTTTCGTTAATCTTGGTAAAATTTCATTCACGATGAATATATAATTTGGTGCAAGAGTTACTTTTAAAATAATTGCAACAACTAATGTTATCAAGCTTGCGCTCGATGAAATGCAACTAACTTTTATCGGTAGTTTAAAATCCTTTCTTTTTCCGTTCAATGCGTTCTAATTTAATTTCTTCTTCGGTTTTACCTTTACATTCGTACGTGTAGACAAAACCACCATCATAAGTGAAATATATGATAGTTAAAACTGCTAAAACCACTGATGAGACAACCAGTATTGCAATCGAAATAGTTTGAAAAAGACTGAAGATATCATAAAACATCTTTTCTTTAACGATTGCTTCGTAAACCTGCGGTGCATTCCCTTTAAATGTTGTAAGCAAAGAACTTACTTCATCAACTGTCATGTTTAGCATTTTTGCTAAAGCTTGTAAAACATCGTCCATTATAATAACACCTCATCTCCTACTCTAACCTTCTCATACACGTCCTTCATAACCACGAACACCCCGTAATCACGAATCGTAAGCGTGTATAGCTTCCCGTGTCGTCCTTTCTCGACGACCTTACCGAATATCTCAGCGCCTTGATCGTCAGCTTTATAGACGATAATCGGACGCTTTTTTTCTAGTTCTGAAATCTTGTCCATCTGCCAGATATTTAATCCAGCAGACAATAATATCCAGATAGCTATGAATCGTTTCATTCTGTGTCCTCATTTCTTCCATCTCTTACTTTTTGCAAATAATATTTATATATTTCACTGCTACCATGGTCATTTACTAACTTTTCAAGTGCTTTATTGACTACTTCAGACACGCTTCTATAACCACCATATTCTTTAATGGCTTCGACATGGTCATATAGATCTTGTGTAATCGTTGCTTGTATCTTTCTAGGCATCACTCCGCCTCCTCAATTTAACTATATGGTCGGTCATAAAACCTTCCGTCCATGAAGATCTCTAATGGTCTAATCCAGCATTTCTGCTCTTTATCCAAAGACACATAGACAACGCACTCTTCTAGCGTTTCTTCCCATAGACCTACAGCTATTACTTTATATTCTTTGAGAGTTTTCTTGTGAACCCAATATGATCCAACCATCGGTTTTTTCATCACTCAACCTCCTTGCTCTTAATTTCTCCAGTAAGTCTATTTTCTAAAATGTGACTTGTATAGCAAATATCACTTTTATATGTATAGTGATTGACAGTTTCTTCAACCCATTGATTTTTAGTGTAAGGGTATCTGTTTGGTCGTTTCATATTACCACCTCATATATAAATATTTCGTATCAATATCTTGTTCTAAAATACACTCTTTCAATGACTTCAAAACATCCAATGCACCGCTAACTGTTCCCCATCTATTTTCAGGTTCATACTGCACATACTTTTCAGGGTACCGTTCTAATTCAGAAATACCGCGTTGGATATTATCTAAAATGTCAGCAATGTTGTACGTAGTGTCTTGGTCAAAATCCCAATCCATAGCAATTCTAAACATCTTTCCGAGATTGTAGGTCGGAGAACTATATCTAGGTTCAGCAATACGGATATATTGTCCGTTTTCTATTTTCGCTAAGATTTCCAAATCATAACTCATCACTTCACCTCCTTACTTTTTTGAATTCTTTCGTTTAAAGACCGGATTATGTCTTTCTTTTTCCTTCTGCTTATGGTAATTATTGTCTTTATCAAAAACAGAGTTTTCATCTCTCATAATTTTTTTCACAACATATGGATTCATTACCTCTTTTTCCTTTTTCTTTGGTTTTACATTTATTTCTAGAAAGAAAGATTGATTTGGAATTTCAAGTGCGAAAGTTGTTGTATTGTTATCTGGAGAGTTTAAAATATTACCAATTTCAAGAATAAGTTCAGTAATACTACTTCCAAGCGTTAATGCCATCACTCCACCTCTTCAATCTCAATCCCTGGGCAATCGAACACCCAGCCGAAGTTTGCGTCTTCTAGTTCTTTACGGGTGTGGTGTATTTTCGTATCTACATCATTCACATAGATGAAGCGAGAACCGAAATACCAATTTTTTTGGTTCGTGTTGTATTTCAAATAATTATTATGATCTCCAATCGACTTCGCCTTCACAATATACCTTTTTTCTTTTTCGACCTCGTAGCCATCAAGCCATGCACGAGCGAAGAGATCTCTGTTGGATTTCTTTTGATACCATTCTGTAAATTCCTGGCTTCCATTGCTACAAGCATAATGCAACGCATCCTCTAGTTCTGGACTATGTTCTCTTGCACCCTCAATCACATCATCCACAAACTGCGGAACTTTGACCGGTTTCGGTTCATCTAGTTGTTTGATTGTATCGATGATTCTATCTACATCAATACAATTTGTAAATCTACTTTTACTTTCTTTTAAGACATTACAATAATCAATCAATTCCTGCTTATTCATCTTCCAACTCCTTTATTCTCTTCTTCCAGTTTTTCACTTTCTTTTTAAGCAAGTCACGTTCCTCAGACCTACTAAAAGCAAGCGATTTAACACACGGCTCAGATAGTTCAACTATCCTTGCCTCCGTCTGTTCGATTGTGCGCTTCAGTCCATCGATGACTGTCTGTTTGTTATATTCCATGGTTTATCTAACCTGTAAAAATCCAGCTCTTGCCCCTCATGGCTCAAAGACACAAGAGCTAGCAAATTCTTTATACGTCATTCGTCCAAGTCTGACGCATATTCTAGCTCGCTTTTAACGTGGTTCGCGGCACGTTGATTTTGTTGCTAAGTAATAGCAATCTACCGCACCATAATCAAAACGTACATCGTCTTTTCCGATATATTTTTTGAATTTTGGTCTGGTAATACCTGAGAAAGCTCATTGATGGTCTTTCATCTGCTCAATGAGATCATCGACATTGTCAAACCTCCCAAGGAAAAACTTGCAGTGCCCGTTGTAGACGAAATAAAGCTCTAACATCACTCCACCTCAACTGGGTAGAAGTTCCCAAAGGAACCCCTCAAAGCCTTGCCAACCTGTACGGCTGCCGCACGAGAAACAAACCGCATGGCTTTCTTCTCCTCAGAACATGAAATGTCCAAGCCAGTCACACCAATAACTGCGGACCTCAGAAAGGGCTTGTCCTCTCTTGTACCATGCTTTAAAATAAACATCAGCCACCTCCATTCTAAAAATATTGCTTCCGCTTGTTTGTCAAGTCGTTGAAAACCATCAAATGGTCTTTATCCACACCCTTCATCAGTCTGGACATAAAGGGTCTGCCATATCTTTTCTGAATATCAGCAGAAATCAAATTCGTGGTAATGATTGTATTTGAACGCTTGTTCAAGATATTGTAGAGAATAGTAAACGACCATTCGCTATCCTTCTCCATGCCCAAATCATCCAAAACCAAGAACTTAGCACTCGCAATTTTATTGACCAGAAACTCTTCCTGACTAAAATCAGCTTTAATCTTCATCAGCAAGTCAGTCACGTTGATGAAAATAGCAATCTCTTTCGTGTACTCAGATAAAGCTTTAACCATAGCAAAGGCCAAATGGCTCTTGCCTGTCCCAGGTTCTCCTTGTAGCACGATGTTGTTCCTAGCGCCCTCAGACCACTCACGACAAATCCGCTTTGCAAAAGCTAGCTTTTCCGCTTCTTTTTCGGTTGGGGTCTCAAAATTGTCCAAAGTCGCATTTTTCAAAACCTCATCGTAAAGAGAGAACTTTTCTAGATAGTACTTCCTTTCTCGCTCACTCTCAGCGTCGGCCAGTTCATTCACTCTTGCTTGATTCTCTTCATGGATCCGCTCAGATTCGCACATACGACATACAACACTCTCAGTCCTCAATATCTTTATCAAAGGAATGTTATGCTTTTCGCAGAACTCTTCCTGTTGTTCTGTGTTCCTGTGATAAGATAAAGCAATTTCCTCAAACACATTGTCTACCATGACAGACGACCTCCGCATTCGTGCCAGCTAGCCATTTCAGACAAGCATGCAACCACTTGATGAATTGGTTGGCCTGCTAAAAGAGTTTTCTTCTCGTAGCTTAACGGATAATAGTCAATCTCGAATTGTTCAATTAGTTCTAGTACCCCCATTCGTCCTTGGCCTCCTGTTCCAATGTTTTATCATTTTGTTGTCCTGGTCGATTGAAATTCTTACCCTCTTTATATTTACGGTCGTTCTCATCTACTTGTTCAATCGTTGTGAAACCTTTCTTTTTCCAATTTTCAAGAATGCCTCTTAGATACTTAAAACTAGGTTGATGAACCTCCGAAGTTATCTCAATTGCACGGTTTAACATATCAAAATTCATTCCATCAAGTCCTACATATTCAAGCAACTGTTGATGTTGTTTATTGTTTATCCGAATACCACTATGTTTCAAATTTTCAGATAAGCTGGAACTAACCACCGTCTTATTATTTTCTTTCTCTGTATCTATATCTTTCTCTATATCTATATCTCCGTTGCAAGTTGTTGCAATGGTGTTGCAATGCAACATCCTCAACTCTCTATGTTTGCGACTTCTACGAGTGCTCGCCGTTTCACTCCCAACCATCTCAGGAACCTGCTCTAAGAAATAATCTCTGTCATTTTTTCTAGTCAGCAAGCCCTTACTCTCCAAGAAAATCAAAGTGATTTTAATATCTTCAACATTCTCATCAATGACAAGAGCGATTTCTTCAGCTAGATTGTCAGCAAGTCCATCATAGTAGATGTGCCCTCCGTCTTCCAAGCTAATTAACATCATTTTGAGGTAAATGATGGTATGTGTATCTCCACCAGCAATCTTACGAAGTAGTTTCATCTCCTTTGACTTAAAGAAGTCTTGGGCAAGCTGGATCCAGAAATACCGCTTGTTTTTTAACGCCATAATCTCACACCCCACTTCCTCCGATTCGCACGATATTTCATCCGCATATCCTCATAGATGTGCCTGCCTTCCAGCTCCATTTTTTCAAGTTTTAGCAGCTTATTTTTAAGAGCCACATCACGATAGTCCTTAGCTAGTTTTTCATAGTCGGTTAGGTATTCTTTGACTAGTAATAGATTTTTGTAATCATTTTCCCAAATCGTAATAAAATGTCTTGAAGTTGATTTCCTTCCTTTCAGTTCTTTAACAATCATAGTCAGGTTATCCAGCCATTCAATCAATTCTTCCATTTCCTGACCTCCTCACTTCAAGATGTGCATTTTAGTCTCTGGCAAAGCTAACGGCTCAGGACGCAATCCTTGAGGCGGTTCGTTGTCATATGTGAATCCTTTGAACTCTCTGCGAATATTCTTGCGAATTTCTTGCCATTTGTCCTCTCTACCACGTTCGTATGCATGGTTGTACCCTTGGATAATCATAGACGCAAATTCTTGCTCTTCTCGTCTCTCTTCTTCCTCTCGTTGTTCTTGCATTTTAATGTGACGATAGGCTGCCACAAAACCAAGAAGCAAGCCTCCTACTCCCATCAACTGGTCTAAAATCGGTGGTTCAAACATTTGTTCTCTCTCCTTACGCTCTTAATTTTCGTACTTCTTTTTCTAATTCCAAAATCTCATAAACATCATTGACATCGTACATAATATCTTTCCCTTGCTTACGAAATCTTAATCCTTTACGTTCTAACTTCTTAACATAGGCATGAGTGAAGCCAAACTTCTTCATCAAAGCCTGTTGATTGATTGGCATGCGATCATTCTCTAACTGCTCCTTGACTTGTTTCTCAGCAAAGGCCAGTAATTGGTTTGTGAACAGTTCAGCACTTTCGCCGTCCAATCGTAATTGTAGGGTTATACCTTCCATTTTTTACATCCTCTCAACTATGCGGGCAAGCATTTTTGTGATATAATGGTTTTAATAATTTAAGTGTGCGCCTGATTTCCGTCAGGCTTTTTTTGCGTTGTTGTCAAACTGTTTTACTTTCCATCGCCCTGAGTTCTATCTCATGGCTGACTTGTCTAAATAGCTTCTCACACGCTATTTTAGCTTCTCTGTACGTTGTAGATTCACTGATGAAGTAATCAGTAAGTTCAATGATTTTATCTTCCATTCAACCTCCTATATCAGTCTCAAGACTGATGTAATATCCTCCTAAATTGCTATAATAATTTTGACTAGGACCTCTCACCGTTTTAGTCAAAAATTCAATAGAAAGGAGGAAAAGAAAATGAATCTAAATCAAATCCGTATTTTAGAAGCTTGCCATAAATTTTTAATTGGTCTTACGGAGTTTGAGGAAAAATTACAAAATGATTCCCTCGTCTACCGATTCCAAGATAAAAATATTACCTTTGTAACCTATCAAGAATACGGGAATTTATCATTTATCGATTTCAAATTAAAACATGATTATCTAGATGATTCTATAACCTATTTAGATGATAGAGAAGAATTGATAAGTGTATTCCCAAGTGAGCACGAACTAAGAGCTTTGAACAGAATGTCCGATATGGAACAAGCTCGTGTTCAGATTTTTAAGCTACTATCACAAGCTAATCTTGAAACACTCACTGAAAAAAATCCAAATGCCAAAAAAGATTATTTTGGTTACCAGTTCCGTAATCTCGAAACAAAAGAATCATATCCAATTTATTTGTTTCCAGAAAATGCTAATTTTGAACTAGTTGCCATCATTTGATAGGATATCTGCTTCAAAACGAAAACAATTCAGCTCATGAGCAAGCTCTTCAAGCTCGTGAGCTTTTTTATTAAACATTTTGACAAGATCGTTAAATTGATCCATATTCGTAACATTTACTTTAACTTCAACAGTCATTGAATTTTTAGCCATTCTTCTTACCTACTTTCTTTATCTAAAATTTTTCCAAATATATTTTTCGCTAGTATATTTCCAGTATTAATCTTATTGATATTCAATACCAACTCAGGGTCTGCCTT